ATGCTGTGCCAAACGAAGCAATACACACATCGGAAGTAAATCGAATCTGCCCTTACCCTCTTGCATATCTCTTACCGCCCCTGTATTAAATGTTCTGCGTTCTCCGCTGTCCAATATCTCGCTCATTAAAACTCCTCTCCCGCTAAAGCATAAGCAGTTTTCACTTCTTCCATCAGCTCTGCGTTTGTCTGCCCCGGTTTATAACCTACAAAACAACTCGGTGGCAATACCATTTCCTTGTATGTACAACGCCACAAGTGCAAGCAATTTGACAGATTGTTGACATACTCGGATTTCTTTGGATGAATCTGTATTACAGTTTCTTCCTCGCTCCATATCAGATTTTTTAAAAAACACATATCATCCCATGTAGGTGTGTAGCTTCTTCTGAACGGGGCTACGCTTGCGTGTTCCCATCCACCGCCCCATGATACAATCAATGATCCTTGCCAATGGGGAAACTGAATTATTCCATTAAATCCATCTTCGTTCTGCCTGTCTATTGCAATTCTTCCGCAATCCTTTATTTCTTCAAGAGTTTTCATTTCCTACCCCCTTTTGCATACTCCGGCAATTCAATTCCATACTCCGCAAGCATTGAAATAATATCATTGATAGCCGAACTACCTACATTTCTAATTTTCAATAATTGCTTTATGGATAAATGCCGTATATCGCCTACGGTCTTTAATCCGTTACGCAAGAGTGCGTTGCGTGTCTTTCTGCATATGTTCACATTGTACAGGGATTCATTATCAATACTGAACTTATCTTCTGTTTTGCCCTCGGCTTTCTGTTCGGTCTTTCCGGCAATCTTTTCTAAAGAATCCGCTATGCTAACTAAAACATTATAAATACATTCAAGAAAATAATCTGTCATTCGTCATCTACCTCATTTTCCAGCACCATCTTGATAATAGCCAAAGCATCATAAATGCCTTTTCTGTACCCCTCGCACCAATTACTCCCGCCGTTACATTTGATCCTTGCTTTCTGTAAATAATCAATAGCTAAATCCCAACCCTGTAAACTGTATATTGCTGTATCAAAAGCGGCGGCAAAGTCAAGCGGGTAATCCCACTCAACTTGTGCCTGTGCTATCGTTATTGCTTCTATCGCTTCTGCGCGTGTCATTCCTTATCCTCGCTTTCTGTCTTACACAAATTCATAATCTCGCACAACAACTCTTGTATCTCTCTGTGCGCTGTATAAGGCAATACGCTTGCTAAACTGTTAATGCGGTCACATTTTGGCTCTATATCGGTTCTTATCTCGTTAAGCACATTATCAAGCGGCTTTGGAGTGACGGGCGGTAATTGCTCGACAAAGAATATTGCTCTGCCCATCATACTTTTCTGTGCGTCACTTTTTGCTTTCGATCTGGCTATACTTGTCAAACCGTTTAATACCGCTTCTCTGCTTATAGCATCTTCGCAAGTAACAAGTGATTTTTTGCAATCTTCAAGGAACTCTGCAAGTTCTCTAAACTCCATGCAACCTTCTAAATCTCCACGTTGGCGCACGTATTCAGCATTATCCGTGTATCTTTTGATTACTTCATCGAGTTTTGCTTCTGTCATTCGCTTATCCCCTCCCGCATATCTGCACCGCAATTAGGGCAGTATTTGTATATTCCAACGCCGTAATCATTGGTACACAATGTACAGTTTGAGCAACCATAACCAATTTTTTGTTTTATCCACTTCCCCTTTATCCTTGCCGGAGTGACGGGCGGTAACTTTTCTATGACATCTATCGCCGCCATTCTGTAATTGTTCTTTATGGCATCTAATACCGCCCTTTTGCTCACCGCCTCTTCGCACGGCTGTACTTCATAATCATGCCTTGCCTGTTGATAACCATGTTCATAGGCATCTTCCAACATTCCGTCTAATTTAAGCCTATTGCAAGGCTCTTGCTCTAATGCCAACTGCTCTAATTCCTGTTTCAAGTATTGGGGCGATATAATAGGTTTCTCAAAATCTTCATCATTTGGGCACAATATTTCGATGATAGTATCAATATCTTTTTTTGTCATTCATTATCCTCCTTTCTAATTGACTGAAATACGCACATAAATATAATTCCAAACAAACCTCCACTGATAAACCCCAATACAAAATAGGTCATTCCTTACCCTCGCTTTCTGCCTTGTAATGCACACAAGGACACCCCGCCCATTCTTCGCAACCATCTTCATAATTGATACAGGGTTTATGAGGACATTCTTTGCGTTTTTCTGTGTCGCTTTCTGCCTTAATAATAACTTCAAGCACTTCATCAGCATAAGGCTCATCCGTATTACAGATATAATACGAATTATTGGGTTTTTTGCCATCTTTCTTCCTGCCACCTGCAATAGTGGTTAATACGGCATCAAGATACTTTATCTGATTATCTGTTAGATATTTAAGTGCGTCCTCTCTTTTAATAACGATATAAGTATTTGCTTTCATTCACTCACCTTCTTTCGTTGCGGGAATTACTGTTTCGGCATCATCTATCATATCCGCTATCTCGTACATCATCATCGTGGAATAGCTGTGCTTCTGCTGTTCTGCGTCCTTGTTACCGTACTTTACGGCGTTTTCCAACCCGTACTGTTTCAGCAATTCGTTGCGGTCTATCAAATCCCCGTAATGTTCGGGAAGTGGTGTGCCGTTTGCAATTATCTGCTCACAAGTCAGCATCCGTTTTTCCGTCTGCACTTCGGCTATTCTCTGTATGTCCTTGAATCGTGCTTCGTCTATCTCAATCACTATCTGCATCTGCTCACCTCTCCAAGATATAAGTGGCAAACATCGTCTGCTGCCCGAAGCGGTTCTTTTCCTTCGTGTTCTGCGTCCGTATCTTATGCCCGTCAGCGCGTAAATCCCAAATCCGCGCTCCTAAACGCCGTATAGCATACCTGTTATATGCTTCAAGGTCGGTTATCTGTCCGTGATCCTGTAAGTGCTTTAATACTGTTTCTTTCTGCGTCATGTAATATCCCTCCCTCTTGCGTCTACTCCTTCTAACTCCCTTTTCGATAAGTCCTTGAACATGGTAATGTGTATTCCTGTTTCTGAATCAACAGTTGAAATCTCCAAACAACTGATTGTTTCGCTTCTAATATCCAGCATACTTGTAATATGCGCTTCGTTATCATCAAAAGAATAAATCTTTTTCATATCGGTCACTATGTTGTTAAACTGTGCAACCGTCATTCCGTGTGGTCTTGTCATTTTTATACCTCGCTTTCTGAAAAATGTTTCTTCGTAACCGCTATCGGAAACTCTTCTATTTCCGAAGCCCATATTGGTTTACATCCACAACGGCTAAAAGCTAAAGGAAAACCGCTTTAATGTTTGGGTACATAGACCTAACTATATGCAATAATACCGTACTGTCTTTGCCGCCTGAAAAACTTACATAAACCCCATCAGAACCGTATTCATTAACCCACTGTCTGATTCTTGCCTTTGTCAAACTAACTTTGAGCGATAACGGCAAGGATTGTTTTTGCCTTAAATCGTCTAATGTTCTCTCTCCCATGATCTCACCCCTTTAATCGCAGCTATCGCCACGTTCATACCAAAGAATGTATTTTCCATCCTTCTCATAAACCTTCGTACCATACAGGCCGTAACCCATTATCACGGTATCACCGATATTCTTGTGTAAAAACTCACTTGAAAATGTCTTTGTAGCCTGAATTTCATCATATTCAGCTTTCGTTATCTCTTTTTCTACCTCTACCATAGTATTTACGATTCCTCTCTGACATAAGATAATTTACTTTATTCTTGTCATACGGTGCTTCCAGCGTATGTAATAATCTATCGCATTCACCGCATTTATAACGCCGCGCTGTAAATAGCTTTTTTCTGCTATTTACGGTATCAATACACCGCATTCTTTTGCCGCAATCCGGGCAGATCATACAACCGCCTTCCTCTCGTTTATGTCTGTTAATCCCAAAATATAATCTGACGAAACACCTAAAGCAAAACAGGCTTTTGACAATCTTGCGGAAGAAATATCTGTGCCGTTATACATGAACAGATACAACGTAGCGTAACTAACACCTGATTTTTTCGCTAACGCCGTAACGGTCATTCCCTTCGCAAACATGGCTTCGCGCAACCTCTCGCCAGCGTTTATCATGTAATATACCTTGTGGGGTTGATACACCCCCGGTCGCTTTCCCTTCGGCATTTATCACACCCCCTTTAGTGTTATTCCCGCTATTATTTTCCTTATGTTTTCCGGGATTCGTTGATCTTCCTGATACCGCCTATACATAATCCTGAATCGCTGTTCTGTACTATTTACGTTCTCATTCTGCGCCCATTGCCGTAACACATCGGCTGTGCCTATGATCGTCTGTAATACAGGCGGCAGTTTATTAAATTCCTCTTTTGCGTGATATATGCCGTTACACATTGCTCTGTATGTCATATCCCACGCTGTACCCTCTGATATCTCACTGTCAGACATTTTACGGATATAATCTATTATCTGACCGGGTACAGGGGGTACACCCTTCGTATCATTGGCCATATACGCCTTTAATCCGGCGCATACCGTTTGATAATCATAATCTGCTAATACGGCATTCCAAACTTTTTGTATGGCACGTTTCCCGCGTTCGTCATATCCTTCAAAATAATGGGGATATGTAGCGTATACCATTAAGCAAACATTTGAAATTTCATTGTCATTCATAACAAAAGTATTCCCCTTCTATGATCTTCCAAACCCCTTTTCCTTGATGAAATTGGGATTGATAAATTACTACTTCCGGCACATCCGGCGCGCCGTATTTCAACAGCATACTTGCCATTCTGTAACATTCTTTCGGTATCTGAACCGTATAAAACTTATGTGTGGTACTGTATTGAGTTGGATTGACTTGATATAGAACTTCTTTGATTGTGTTAGGATAATTCTTGTGTTTAAGCCGATTAAGCACTACTGCCCCGGTATAATACGCGGCCTTGTGTTCTTTATCGGTATGCCAATTTTCATGGAACATCACTTCGGCCAACAGTTCTATATCTTCACTATACGGACAATGCCCCGTAGCTTCGATATATTTATTTAACCAGTACGAACCGCCGCCCAATGATCTCTCACCAGTTATTACGGCTGCATGTACCTTTTGAGTGCCGATTAAGAATAAGCATAAGGCTATCAGAATTAAGATAATGCACGTAATAAGTACCATAATAAAATCTCTATTCTTCTTCATATCCTGTTTTCCTCTCTTTTCGGGCATGACATAGGGCAAGTTTTTACGCAATTTTCTATCAATTCGTGCGTTTCTAAACACACCCGTCTTTCATTTTTGCGATCACTTACAAAAATACAGCTTTCGCACAAATCACAACGCGGTAACTGCGATATGTACTGCTGATACGCCATACGCGCCTTTATCGCGCGAAACTCTTTCATTTCCATGTAAAACCCCTTTAGAATGGTATTTCTTCCTGTTTGGCCGGAATGACTTTTATATCCAAATCAACCCGATTATCTTCACCGTCATATCCCTTGCGCCATGCACAATCGTAATTGAATGTGCCGCCCTCATCGACAATGCGCCGCGTCCGTGGTTCATATTGCACTTTCACGGCATTATCACCCATTGCAAGCCGACCTGTTAAACGGTTTTTTGTTACCCATATACACCGCTTGCTATCATCTTCCTCGCTGTTTCTTCGCTTATACCGCTGATACGACATAATCACATCAACCCTATTGGCCACATCACCAGTTCCGGCAATATCATCGTTACTGAATGTCGTTGTATCACCGACACCACGCTTTCTCGGATGTGCTACAAGTATTACAATCACGTTATAGAGTTTTGCCAACTTTACCAGCCGATCAACAAATTCCTTTTGTGCCTGATAAAGCCCGTCACTGTTTGCCGATGATACCAGCGTCATAAGATTATCCAAACAAACCAATCTGCATCCGTAACGCCGTATTGCTTCTTCTGCTATTTTCAGCACATCTTTCTGTTCGTTATGCTCTACAACATTGAAATCATACAAATACAGCATTCCGTGATATTGCTTTTCCATTGCTTCTAACATATCTTGCCGTAATTCAGATTCATGTACTCCGGCAAGCATCGTATCTGTGAAATTTCGTACAACGTAATTCGGCAACTCTCCGCTGTAAAGGAATGTCTTTACATCTTGATCAAGGGCATTACATATAATCTGCTGCATGAATGTTGATTTACCGTCACCGCGATTACCCGTCAATAACACAACCTGTCCGTAATACAAGCCCCTTGTTAATACTTCATCAAGGCCGGATATCCTTGTCGGTAATGCGTCCATCTTTAACACGTTTACGTGTTTCACATCGAACACATCAACAAGCTGTGATATCGGTAATGGCTGCGCATTATTCACGGCTTCTTGTAGTTGCTCCGCGCCGTAATGCCGTAAGATATCATTGGCATCTTTACAGCCCTTGTAATCTTCTTCCCTGACTACCTTTACCAGTATGTTAGGGAATCTATCGCGTACCATATCCACAAGGGTTATATGGCCGTGTTCGTTATCACCGAAAACAATGATCGCCTGAAACTGATTAACGAAATCCCAGCAATGCGGAATCCACGTTGTACCCATCTTCCCCGTGGGTACGCTTACGGGATTTTTGATACCAGCCGTAGCAAGTGCCAAAGCATCTAACTGACCCTCGGTTAATACCAAAGTATCAATGGCCATATCGCACTGATTCATACCGAACAGAATAGCCTTGCCGCCCGGTTCAAACCATTCTTTGTTACGATCCGTTTCAGGGTTGAAGTCCGTTTTTCGGTACTTGATACATTGCACTTCCCCTTTATCATCCCGAAAAGGAATAACCAGTATGTTGTCTTTATCCTTCTGCGTTGTGATATCGTATTTACGGCATATATCTTCTGATATGTCGCGGCTTTTCAAATACTTTATGGCCGGATCACGTATCTCGATATGTTTTATGCTGTAATGCTTATATTCACGGTCTGTACCTAAATACGCCTGTACTTCGGGTAGCTGGAAATTAAAATCTCTCGCTAAATTTATGAAACTTCCTTTAGCCGAACATGAAGCGCGTAAACAGTTATATGCGCCTGTGTTTAAGTTGATAGCAAATTTGTATCTGTCTTTCTTATCGCGGCAATAGGGGCAACTTTCAAATACTAATTCGTGTCCTCGCGGCTTTACTTTCGCGTGTACATAGTGCGCGAAATCCCACGCATCTTCTGACTTGAAGTTGTAGTAGCCCATAATTTACCCCGTATAAAGGGTTTAGAATTGTACTGCATCATCGAAGTAATGATCATATTCGCCGCCCTCATTTTCTTCGTTTTTCTTTTTCGATCCTTTTTTGGCTGGTTTTAAAACGTACTCATCGTATTTCAGCAATGTTATCGTTGTGCCAATCCCCGGCTTGCGTTCGCATTTAATCTCTCCCATCTTTTCAAGGCGGGTTAAGATACGGTTTACAGCCGTTTTCGACATATTCCATTCTTTAGCGGATTTAAGGCTGCCAACAACACACTGACCGCGTTTAAGGCCGTAAGCATCCTTGAAATTGGCCTTGAATAACAGGGATAACATTACATACGTTAATGTCTTATAGACCGTTTCATTCTCTCCGGCATTAACCGTGTATTGGTAATTGAACCATTCAGAATCGAGTATGGGTTCTCGCTTTAATGGTATAAATCCCAAATTATTCATAATTCTTTAGTTCCTCTCGCATTGAATATTTCAGAATATCCCGTATTAAATGCCCCGCAAGCCGATCATTGACAAATAACACCGTCAAATCGTACCTTGCCATATATGCCATGAATGTTGCTATTACGGCTTTTTCATTCATCTTGCTTCGGTATTTATGGCCGTATATCAATTCCCATGTGGCATTTTCGATAACAAGATAAATCTTTGCTCCGGCAAGCTGCGCCCGTTTCAATTCCCATTCAAACCGATTGCGGATTTTATCATGCGGGTTTTGCTTATTCCATTCCTGAACGGCGGGGCTGTCTTTCCCGCTCTCACAAAAATTCGTGATAATCTCCGACAACCCCATCTTGCGCTCAATGTGTACCTTGCCTACCAGCGTTATCTCTGCGCCATCATTACGGTATGTCTTTGCGGAATAATCGCCGTAATCCAGTTTGCACCGCTCCCATGCGCCAAATTCATCCATACGCCGCCTGAAATTCTCGGTATCATGTTCTCGGCTATCCGTCAGCACTACCAGCCGTTCTAAACAACTTTCGATCTCTGTCGGGTGCATTTACTTACCTCAAAACGGGAGTTCATCTTCGGTTACGGTATTATCTACGGGAGAAATAACCCCGTCACTTCCTGTCGATCCGCTTTCAGCCTTTTCGATAATCTTGTCTTTCGGCGTTCTGTAAGTGCCATTCTTCGCGGCATCCACCGTAACAAGCCTTTTGTTAAACTTGTATGCGGTCTTTACTTCCCCGTCCTTTTCGTAATCCTCGCGATAAATAACGCCGCCTACCAGCTTGCCCTTCAATGATTCCTCATGCACACCGTCAAAACGGAATCCGGGGTTGCTATCCTCGATAGCCGCAAAACAAGTATCAAACGTTTTCTTCGTCCAGCTATCACGCTCCGAACCGTCATTCTTCGGACACCATATCTCAACAACACCGCGCCACTTCTTATCTTCGCGGGTATCGGCTTCATACTGCTTCTTGTAGTAGTCCTTGTACTCACCTTCGTTAATGTCCACCATGAGTTTCAGGCGATCCGAATTACCATTCTGTCCTTCCTCATACTTGACATTCAGAATCTTCAAAACATAACCGCCCTTCGGTAACGTTTCAAAGTCCTTTGCCGCATTATTCCTATTAAAGCCGTAATCTTTCATTTTTTATTCTCCTTTTCTTCTTTGATTTCTGTATTGGAATCTTCCTTAAAACCGTAATAATCGCGCACCTTGCGATCTACGGCCTTTAAGTCATTTGGAATATGGAACTCAAACATATCCATAGGTGATTTTGCGGTATTGCTACCGTCTGAATTTGTAATAAAGAAATGATCAGTACCTTCCACATCGGCAAGCAGAACGATTGAAAACAACCCCTCAACCGTAAGCTGATTATCCAGCATCTTACCTAATGTTTTGGCTTTTATTTTTCCATCATCCGTTGTTTCCGCATGATGTAAGAAATAAACAATTACATCTGCCGGGGTTTTACGGATTACATATTGAATGAGATTATAGAAATTCAATGCCATATCCGTAAACTTGCCATATCCTATTTCTTTAGCTTTGGCAAAACTCTCAAATGCCATAAGATACTGGCTATCGTCAATGACATAGGTTTTAAGTTTCGGGTTTTCCAACACCTTGTAAATAGTGTTGTAATTTGCCCCGTCAATAACTTTCAGTTTTTTGCGGAACGGTAAGGGTTTAGATGCTACATTAAATACGCCCACTTCGTTCTCGTCAAAATTCATAAGCGAACAGGATTTACCCGCGCCTGATCTTCCAATTACCAAAATCGGTATTCCCATCAATTTTCCCTCTCTTTCTTCTTCTGCCCGATCTTCCAATCCACAATTCCCTGTAACTCTTTGGCCGTTAATCCCACATAATTACTAATGTCAAATTCTTCCTTGCTTATCCCGGCCTTTTCAAGCTGCTTCTGAAAATAATCCATATTTCCCTGATAATCGTACATACCGTCACCATACCTTTACATCAAACGATCCTTCGGATTCTTCGGTCTGCATAAAACTTAAAACCTCTCCCGATGCCGTATCAATAATCTCTCCGTTGTCGGATATGCTTAACTGCTTCTTATAATCTCCCCACTTAATATTCTCTTTTGTTTCGATATATTCAGGGGCATTCGCCTTTAAGTAAATCAATAACGCCGTATCATCTTCCGGCTTAACAATTTTAGCTACAGGTTTTTTGTACACAAGTGAACCATCAAGCAATTTATAACTCTGCTGTGTTTTGGTTTCTTTATGGGGTACAGTGTTGAAATACTCATACAACTTACCCGTCAGATAACTTGTGCGCTTTACATACGCATTATCCAACGCATCCTTCTTTGCCAGCAGTTCTTCGATTTGTTCATCAGCTATCTTTTTAAGCCGTTCAGTTTCTTCCTTTTCGGCCTTGATAACCTTTAAACACCAAGAAGCCAGCGCATCATTATCAACCTTGAATCCTTCCGCTTCGGTTTCCATAACCTCTTTAATTTCTTCTTCGTAATTCATGCTCAATACCCCTTCTCTGATCTTTCTTTTTCAAATCTCTCGGCCTTATCTTCCTCAATAACCGCCGCAACATGACCATTCCCGGCGATAAGGATAAATCCCAAAGTAGCCAGCCGTTCCATTTCATTAATTGTTAATTCATCCAGTGATGTACTCATTTCCCAATTCTCCTTGTCGATACAAAATCTTTTAATTTACTTTCCATCACATAAAATTTTCCTCGTGCCGATGTTCTGAAAAATGGGGTGTCTTTCATATGGCTTATCCGGCGTAGTAATTCCACGTTCCAACCTTCTTTCGCAAGCTCTGTAATAGTCATCATCCTGTCAGCCATATCTCACCCCCTACGTTTACCTACTGGAATAGTTAATGCGCTTTCAACATCCCATTTATGAAAAGCAATTCGGTTATATAAAACCGTATGCGGAATACCCGTAATCTCGCTCCATTCACAAATGGTTTTCGTTTCACCGTTGTACGTCAGATAACGATTGTTTCTTTTGTTTCTGTTCTGAATGGTTTTTGTGACCCAACGACAATTTGTAGGTTCATAATTTCCATTGACGTTGATACGATCAAGTGTTAATCCCTCGACATATCCGTTATTTATCGCCCAATCGTAAAATTTCTGATAACTATTTCTCCACTCATCACATATTTCAATACCTCTTGCCCCATAGTGCTTATATTTTAGAGCTTTAGGATTGTAGCAACGGGCTTTCATACCACGCCATATAGGATGTAACTTATGCTCTCTTTGCATTTGACCTCCGTTTCTGCAAAATCCAATTTTCTTGTATAGAAATTTAAATATTTCTATATTAGAAATTTACTGGGCAAAAAAAATAAGCTGTGTCATTTCCGGCGTCAAAGAATATCTTTCGATAATGATTTGAATTTCCTGTACTTTAAAAGGACTTCTACCTTTCATCCTGTGGCATAGCGTAGGTGGCTGGATACCTAATGCGCGTGACAATTCCTTATTAGTGTCACCGTGACGAATCATTTGTACTTTTAATTCCTTGTCGTTTATCATTTAGACCCTCCCTTCCTTAATTATTATTTAGTGTAGCCATTGTTTTCTTGCAAAAACACAAGAGCATATTGACTTCAATTACGATTGCTAAAACTACTATACATAACATAATAATCTCTGTCATAGTATCACCCCCGCATTTCTTCATTGGAAATTTTGCATTTCTATTTTTGACATTGTTTACGATATCACACCATTATTTCTTTGTCAATAACATTTTAGAAATTTTTTCAACTTTTTTCTTTCCACCATTGAAATTTATTTCCATACGTGTTAATTTATATATGTAACATATCAATATAAGAAACCAATAGGAGGTGTTTGTTATGTTGAAAATGGGGAAAAGAATTAAAGAAAGACGTACTTATTTCGGTTATACATTAGATGAACTCGCAGAAAAAACAGGAATCTCAAAAAGCACTTTAAGCAAGATGGAAAATGGTAAACTAAAGACGATCAATAGAAGTTACATAGACAAATTAGCCGATATACTTGATTGCGAAGCTTCATGGCTTATGCACCTTGAAGATGCACCTGTTGTCCAATTAGCTTATTCTGCGCCCGGCAAAGAAACAATTAACCTAACCGTAGATTCTAAACCCATTATAGGCGAACAAGGATTAAGAGCTAAACTTTATAGAGCCGCCCTCGGTGTAGCTCCTGAAAACATAAATGTCGCAATCGAGTTATTAAAATCTCTGTCTATAAAGGGCGGTGATCAAAATGGCTAAAGCACGTTACAAACAAGGGAAGGATGGCCGATGGAGAACGGCGATCCGTACAGGGCAATATGATGATGATGGTAAGCCGATAACTATACGGCTATCCAGTACAAAATCATCGGCTGACCTTGAAAAGCAAGTGAGAGAATACAAGTATGAAGTGGAACACGGACGGGTGCATATAAGCAATGAGATACTTTTGAAAGAGTATGCCCCGCAATGGCTTGAAACGAAAAGGAATAAAAGCCAAACCACTTATCAGGAATATGAATACTTCGTAAAGAATCACCTTAAATCGCTCGAAGATTTACGGCTTGATTATATCAGACCGTCAGACATTCAACGGCATATCAATAACTATTCAGCCCATCCTCGGATGTGTGAAAAAATTCTGCTTACTCTCCGTCAGATTTTCGATATGGCGGTCAACGATGATCTTGTCATAAAGAACCCTTGTGGAAAGATAGCATTACCTCGACATATCAAAAATGAACGCAGACCGCTAACACAAGAAGAACGTAATATAGTTATGACCGCTAAAGGATTAAATGAAAAGGAACGCGCATTTATCCATCTGTTTTACGGTTCGGGATTGCGCCCCGCGGAAGTGTTCGCCTTAACGTGGAATGATATAGACTTTAAAGAAAAGACCGTAAGCGTAAATAAAGCATTGCAATTCAGCCGTACAGGAAAAACTTCTGTCGGATTACCCAAGACCGACAAGAGCATACGC